AGAGCACCATTGACAACTGCAATGGAAGGCGATTTTGATACTGGAAACGTTAGATATAAAGCTAGAGAAAGATACTCTTTTGGAGTTTCTGACCCTAGAGGTATCTTCGGCGTTGAAGGTGCGTAATCAATAATTTTTGTGGCGGGACATAGTTCCGCCACAATCATAAAATAGAAAGGAAAAACCATGAAAAAATTTATAGTAAATATTTGGGCGTACGATCATCACGCTAAATTTACAGTAGAATCAGAAGATTCCCCAACTGACCTTGAACAATCTATCCTTGACAAACTTGGAGAAAACAGTATAGTTTGGGAAAACCTTGGAATATCTTATGATAACAAGGTAAATAGAATAACCTATGAGGAGGTTATAAATGATACAAGACCTATACAAACAAAAAAGGTCCTTGGAGTTGAAGTGGGAACAGGAGCATCTAGATAATAATAGATACACTCTTGAGATGGTTAGAATTGACGATAAAGTCAAACAGATCATCACAGACATTAAGCTTGAAGAAGCGAGAATGGCTCACATACAGAACAACATAGAAGGTTCTGCTCCAGAAGTTTCAGTAGCTTCTTAGTATAAAAGCTACATCGTTGGAAAAATTCCACTCCACACTACAGGCTCTCTTGCACTCTACTAAAAACTAGTATATACTTTTGTCACTATACATAAATTGAATATCGACGCGTATAGTCGACGGCCTAGAGACGATATTCAAATAACTAGGAGGATAATAACATGGCAAACACTACGTTTTCAGGACCGGTCATTTCTAAAAATGGCTTTGTAAATACAGGTCCTGGTATGACTGTTAGCTTAACAGCTGACACAACTTTAACAGTTGCTACACATGCAGGTAAAATCTTACTTACAAATGATGCTGATGGTAAATTTACTTTACCAAGTATTAATGTAAATAGTAATGGTGGTACTGCAGGTGATACTGACTTTAATAACTTAAATAACATTGGCGCAACTTTTCATTTTTATGTGGAAACTGCTGCAACTGATATGGACATCTTAACTGATGGTACTGACAAATTTAAAGGTGGTATCATGATAGCTGTAGATGATGGTTCTAAAAAAGCTTTCATTCCAGCTGCAACAAATGATGTTATAACTATGAATGGTTCTACAAAAGGTGGAATCGTTGGTAGCGTAGTATCTTTCACAGCGATTGATACTGCTACATACTTAGTCCACAATTCTTTATTGCTTGGATCAGGTACAATAGTAACACCATACGCAGACGCGTAATAATTAACTCGGGGCGCCTGGTAATGCAGGCGTCCTTTAAAAGGAGGACAAAACATGGCAGACACAGTATTAAATACAACTGTATTTGACGGAGCAAAAAAACTAATCACTCACTACAATGTGGTTTCAGATGCATCAGGTGGCACAACTACAATAGTTGATGTTTCTGAACTAGCAACAAATAATGGTAAAACTTGCAAAACAGTAAGACTTAATAAAGTTAGTTTTAACGTTTCTGTAACAGCACCAGTAGATGCAATTAGAATGGTATGGGGTGGATCTGATGTAGTATTTCAAACTTTAAATGGAGAAATGGAATATGATTATTCTTCATTTGGTGGTTTGAAAAACAATAAAGCTAGTAGTTACACAGGAGATGTAAATCTTACTTTACCAGCTTGTACGTCAGGAGACTCTGGAACAGTTGTTTGTGAATGGATTAAAGTTTACGAAACGTAGGAGTTTAAATGTCTAATACTACTTCGGGAACAACAACGTTCGATAAAACTTTTTCTATTGATGAAATTATAGAAGAATCTTTTGAACGTATTGGATTAAATTCTGTAGCTGGCTATCAAATGAAGTCAGCCAGAAGATCTCTTAATATCCTATTTCAAGAATGGGGTAATAGAGGTATTCATTATTGGGAAATAGGTAGTACAAGTTTAGATTTAATTGAAGGACAAGCAGAATATAAATTTTTTAGAGCTGCTGCAGATGGCACCAGTGCCACTTCAAATCCAAACGGTATTTATGGGATGTCCGATGTCCTTGAAGCACAATTAAGAGCTAATAGAACACAAACAACTCAATCTGATTCACCTATGACTAAAGTTGATAGATCAACTTATGCAGGTTTTTCAAACAAGCTTTCCAAAGGAACACCTAATCAATATTGGGTTCAAAGATTTATTGATCACGTTAGTATTAGTGTTTATCCTACACCTGATTCTACTAATGCATCTAAAGACATGCATTTTTACTATATAAAAAGAATTCAAGATATTGGAGATTATACAAACGCAACAGATATACCTTTTAGATTTGTACCTTGTATGACTTCAGGTTTAGCCTTTTATCTTGCACAAAAATATCAACCACAATTAGTTCAACAAATGAAATTATATTATGAAGATGAATTAGCAAGAGCACTTGCAGAGGATGGTTCAGCTTCAAGTACGTTTATTACACCTAAAGCTTATTACCCAGGAACATAATGTCTAAGTACGCAACAGGAAAACATTCAAAAGCTATTTCAGATAGATCAGGACTTGAATTTCCATATAGAGAAATGGTTAGAGAATGGAACGGTTCATTTGTACATTATACAGAGTACGAACCTAAACAACCACAACTCGAACCAAAACCTGTAGGTGGAGATGGTGTTGCATTATTACAAGTAAGACCTGATAGAACAGAGCCTGCTACAACTGTTAGAATAGTAGATAATGGTTTTGAAACTTATGCTGCAGGATCAGGAATTATAAATGTATTTTCACCTGGACATGGTTTAACAGATTCAACAACATATAGATTTAGAGGACCACCAACTACTTCTGCAGGAAGTTCTTTTACTTATGCTAACCCACAAAGTTTTGATGGTATAACAGGAAATAATATTGCAAAAGCAGCTGGATACACAATAAGAACGGGTAAATACAAAGCAGATTCAGATGGAGCTGGTAATCCTGGTAGAGATGCAAGAAGTGCTTATTTAACTGATAACTTTTTCTTTTTTACAGTTGACACAAATACTGCTACAACAGGTAATATAAAAGGAGGAGGCTACGGTTGTTCCGTTGGGCCTGTAACAATAGAAGCATGATAAACAAAATTTGGAATTGGATAAAAAATATTTTTAAACCTGAAAAGCAGGATCCTCATCTTGAAATGTATGAAGAAACTGCAAAACAAAAAAAGATACGTTTAAAACATCAAGGAGATAATAAATAATGGCCGGTCTAAGTTATTCAGATTTAGTTACACAAATAAGAAATTACACTGAAACAGATTCAAATGTTTTAACAACTGCTATTTTAGAAAATATAATTTTAAACTCTCAATACAGAATAATGAGAGATATACCTATCGATGCAGATAGACTTCAACAAGAAGGTAATTTAGTAACAGGTCAAGAGTCTATTAATGCTCCAGCAGGTGCTTTATTTATAAGAGGTATCCAAGTCTATGATTCAACATCTTCTATAGCGGGTGCTAATACTTGGTTAGAAAAAAAAGATGTAACATATTTACAAGAATATGTATCTTCAACAGAATCTTCAAAAAGAGGTAAACCTAAATACTATTCTATGTATGGAGGAGCAACAGGTAATACAGATACTACATCTGGAAGAATGTTTCTTGCCCCGGTCCCTGATACAACATACAAGTTTAGAGTACACTATAACAAGATGCCAGCTACTTTAGCTTCTGATAACACTACTAATTATATCAGTTTAAACTTTCCAAACGGTCTATTATATTGTTGCCTATCTGAAACTTATGGATTCTTAAAAGGTCCGATAGACATGTTGACACTTTATGAAAATAAGTATAAACAAGAGGTACAAAAGTTTGCTAATGAGCAAGTTGGAAGAAGACGAAGAGATGACTACACTGATGGCGCTGTTCGTATACCAGTTAACTCGGCAAACCCATAGGAGATAAAAAATTATGGCAATATCATCGGCAATTTGTACAAGTTTCAAACAAGAAATTTTAGTGGGTACACACAATTTTACAGCGTCAAGTGGTAATACTTTTAAAATAGCTTTATATACAAGTTCAGCTTCTTTGGGTGCTGCAACAACAGCTTATTCAACTTCAAACGAAATTTCAAACACATCAGGATCTGCATACACTGCAGGTGGTGCAACATTAACAAGCGTTACGCCAACAACTTCTGGAACAACAGCAATCTGTGATTTTGCTGATGTAAGTTACACAAGTGCTTCTTTTACAGCAAATGGTGCATTAATTTATAATGACACACAATCTGATAAAGCTGTAGCAGTTATAGCTTTTGGTTCAGATAAAACTGTAACTAGTGGAACTTTCACAATTCAATTTCCAACAGCAGACGCAAGTAACGCAATCATTCGTATAGCGTAAGGAGGACCTCCTTATGGCATCAACCTGGGGTAATAACACTTGGGGATCAAACGAGTGGCAAGATGATGAAGTTACAATTTCTGTTTCCGGTCTTTCAGCAACCACTTCACTTGGATCAACAGAAGCATTCAATACATCAGGTTGGGGTAGACAACAATGGAGTAACTCCGGTTGGGGTGTTAATTACTCTGTTGAACCGACAGGTGTATCTTCTACTATTTCTCAAGGAACTGCAACAGGATTTCCTCAAACCATTGTTGACTTAACAGGAGTTTCTTCAACAGCAAGTGTTGGTGAGCTTTCTCCAGCAGATGTAATGCTTTTAACAGGTCAAGCTGCAACTTCAGCAATAGGTGAGTTGGCTAGTGTTGGAACTGCAGTTGGTTGGGGTAGAAATGGTTGGGGTGAAGAACCTTACGGAGATTCATTTAATAAAGTTGTAGTTGTTACTATAGGAACTCAAGCAGAGGCTAGTGTAGGATCAATAGCTCCTGCAGATGTTATGGGATTAACAGGAGTTTCTTCAACAGCTAGTATTGGATCAGCTACAATGATTGGAAACGTAACTGTAACTCCAACAGGAATTTCTGCAACATCATCAGTAGGCTCACTATCAACTACTGATGTAATGGGACTAACAGGAATAGCTGCAACTTCTGCAGTGGGTTCAATAACACCTCCTGATTTAGCGTTTGGTATAACAGGAGTTTCTGCAACAATTGATATTGGAGAAACAGGTATTTCATCAAATCCAATTGTAACTCCAACAGGAATATCTGCAACTTCTGCAGTAGGTTCAATAACACCTGCTGATGTTATGGGATTAACAGGAGTTTCTGCAACAGTTTCTATTGGATCAATAACACCTGCTGATGTTATGGGATTAACAGGAATTTCTTCAACAGCAAGTGTTGGAGATATATTTATTCAAGCTTATCAAAATATTGACACAGGCTCAAATACATCATATACAAGTGTTGCAGCAGGATCAAATAGTAGTTATTCTTCTGTTGCAACAGGATCAAATACAAGTTATAGTGACGTCGCATAGGAGATAAAAATTATGGCATCAACATACACACCGCTAGGTATAGAACTTCAAGCAACTGGTGAAAACGCTGGTACATGGGGAACAAAAACAAATACTAATTTACAAATTTTTGAACAAATTTCTGGTGGGTTTGTTACACAAGACATAGCTGGTGGTGCACAAACTACAGCTCTTTCAGTTTCTGATGGATCAACAGGTGCAGTTTTATCTCACAGAATGATAGAATTTACAGGTACAATATCTGGAAACCAAATTGTAACAATACCTTTAGATGTTCAAACTTTTTATTTTTTAAGAAATTCAACTTCAGGATCACACACTGTACAATTTAAATATGCTTCTGGATCAGGAGATTCTTTTACTTTTTCAGCATCAGACAAAGGTGATCAAATTGTTTTTGCAACAGCAAACGATGGAACTAATCCTGATATAGATACACTAGCAATAGGGACTGGAATATCTTCAGTAGTAGAAGATACTACACCTCAACTTGGTGGTAATTTAGATGTTAATGGAAATGATATAGTATCTACTTCTAATGCAGATATAGATATTATTCCAAATGGAACTGGTGATGTTGTACTTGCAGCAGATACAGTAAAAGTTGGAGATAGCGGCGCAGCAGCTGTTTTAACTTCAAATGGTGCTGGAACATTAACTGTAACAACAGGTGGTGCAACAGATTTAATTTTAAATACTAATGGCGGAACAAATGCTGGAACAGTTACTCTTACAGATGCCGCAAATGGGGATATAACAATAGCTCCAGACGGAACAGGTAGAACAAAAGTAACTAACGCAACATCAAGCTCAACACAAACTGTAACTACGGATGGAAAAGGACTTGTCTTCTCCATGGTTTTCGGGTATTAATATCAAAGGAGAATAAAAAATGGCAACACCAAATTTAGTTAATATAGCAACAATCACACCAAAGAATGCTATGGGTAGTTTATCTGATACTAACAGAACTACTATGATTGATGTCCCTGCAGAAACTGCAGTAAGAATTGATACAATATTATTAGCAAACATTGATGGAACTAACGCTGCTGATATAACAGTAGAAATTAGTAACGACAATGGTTCAACTTATTATAAGATTGCAAGTACAATTTCTGTACCTGCAGATTCAACATTAGATTTAATTTCAAGACCTATCTACTTAGATGAAACAGATTTAATAGCTGTAACAGCTGGCGCTGCCAATGATATAGCTTTCCATGTTTCTTATGTAGAAATGGTAGACTAGGAGAATAAATGCCAAAAATAATTAAACCTGCAAAAGGTAGTTTTACAACAGCCGATATTACAATCGATAGTTCTGGAAGAGTTATAGCAGCTTCAAGTGGTGCTGGTGGAGATGGAAGTTATTTTCCAAGATTACTGGCTCACGGACCTTCTTCAGGAAATTTTACTACACCTGCCAACACGTCAAAATATTATGCGTTTGCTCAAGCCGGAGGCGGAGGTGGAGGCGGAGGAACCGCTGACGTAACTAGAAATGCCGGAAACGGTGGAGCTGGTGGTTTTGGTTTATTTTCAGGTAATGCTGCAGCAAGTACAACATTTGCTTACGCTGTAGGGGGCCCAGGTAGTGGGGGAAACGCAGCTGGTAACGAACCTGCTCCAAGTGGTAACGCTGGAGGAGCAACTAATGTAACTAATTTATTTACTGCTAACGGAGGAGGTGGAGGAGGAGGAGCGCCAAGGAATGGTCCAAATGCTTCAAATGGTAGTGCCGGTAGTGCTCCGGGATCTACTAGTTCTTTACCCGTATCATCATATTTAGTAGGCGGAAACGTAGCACAAGCAGGGAATAAAGGAGCATCTAGTAATAACACCGGTCAAACAACTGGTGGTAATTCTGGTGGTACAGGTTCTTTGACTTTTTACGATGATGGAGGTCAATAAATATGGCTTATTTAATTGTTAATAGCGATGGTTTTTTATATAAAATTGCTGCAAACGATACAGATAAAAATAATCAAAACTGTGATTTTTCTATTTATACGACTATAGATATTTCTGATGATAATTTTTTAAAAATAAAACAAGAACTAGTTGATATTAATATTTCTGATGGGTCTGCAACTTTTACGGATAGAGATTTTACTAATCACTCTGTAGAAGAAGATCAACTAAAAAAACAACACGAAAATATTTTACTCAGTTTAAATAATTTTTTAAATAGTAATAACTCTTCTAATAGCTTTTATGATAATTGTTTAAGTTATAAGAACTATTTAGAAACTTTTGATTATAGCACTATTACTTTTCCTTTAACAAAAACTTGGGAAAAGTATTGTGAGGATAATTCAATTACTTATTTTCATCCTTTACAAATTCCATAAAATCTTGTAAACATCTTGTGTGTTCGAAAGTATAATAAAATTTACAGCTCCTAAAGATTATATCGAAAATAATAAAGAATATTTACCTGTACCTATTAAACTTAATATACCAGATTGGTTTAAAAAATTAGAGCATGGGGTAAATAACAAAACAATAAAAGGATGTATACCTTTTTTAGATACTCTAACAAGTGGATACCTTTTAAAAATGCCTGTTGACTATTACCTAGTTCATAATATTGAAAATGAAGGTATATTAAAAACAGGTATGCAGTCCGGAACTATGGAGAGGAACGGACTAAATGTAAATTTTGGGCAACCTCAGTTTCACAATACTAAACAATTAGGTGAAAGTCCTTATGTAGAAAAAAATAAAAATCTTGCTTTTCATAAAATTCTTAATCCTTGGACTATCAAAACACCTCCTGGATATTCATGTTTATTTGTACCACCGTTAAACAATACTGATGACAGATTTTCTATAATTCCTGGAATAGTAGACACTGATTTTTTTCCAACCGAAATAAATTTTCCATTTGTAGTAAATGGAGATAAATACCCCACTCTTGAAACAACTATTAAAATTGGTACTCCTTACGTACAAGTCATTCCTTTTAAAAAAGAAAGCTGGAAAATGAAAATAGGTTCCGAGAATTCAAAAGATAGAGAAACAAATAATTTTTTTGCTTTCAAACATATTTTACATAACTATAAAAAGTTATTTTGGTCAAAAAAATCATGGAAATAAATATTTGTTTAGATAAATATATTAAAGTGTTTAAGGATGTTGCTCCTAATGATGTTTTAGAAAATTTAATAAGAATTTGTAAAGAATCAAATCATTTCGAACAAGCGTCTGTTTTAGATGGTGAGGGAAAAAGTTTTTTGGAAGATAAGATAAGAAACACTTTTTCATGGTCTATGCAAAATATAGGAGTAAAAAGTCTTACTGAAGTTCATTGGACAAATTTTTTATATAACGTGTTTAATAAATCAATAGAAAAATATTTGAAATCTTTGGACATAAATGATTCTTACTCTATTAATGATATACAAATTTTAAAATATAATGTTGGAGGTCACTATAAATTTCATGTGGATGACGCAGCAACCGTACCTAGAACATTTAGTTGTATTTATTTTTTAAACGAAGATTATGAGGGAGGAGATTTACTTTTTAAATTCCCTGGAGATTATAGAGAATATAAAATAAACACAAAAAAAAATTCTGTAGTAGTTTGGCCTAGCAATTTTTTATATCCTCATTCGGTAACCCCAGTCACAAAAGGAGAAAGGTATTCGGTTGTATCATGGGCACGATAGGAAAAGATTTTAAATATAAAATAATTAAAAATTTTTTATCAAAAGATGAAATAGATTTATTTTCACTATATTGTGAAATGAAACACAGAACAAATTTAAAAAATTTTGATTTTCAACAAAGTAATGTTGCAGATACTAAGTACTATGGAGACCAAGCTACTGATTCTTTAATGTTAAAGAAAAAATCTTTAATAGAAAAAGAAAGTGGTAAAAAGTTATTGCCAACATATTCTTTTTGGAGATGTTATACACAGTATGCTGATTTAGAAAAACACACAGACAGACCTTCTTGTGAAATAAGTGTTTCAGTAAATATCAATAGTGATGGCACATCTTGGCCAATATTTATGGAAGGTACTTCACTAGATTTAAAAAAAGGGGATGCTGTACTTTATTTAGGTTGTGAAGTGGAGCATTGGAGAGAAGAATTTAAAGGTGATTATCAATTTCAAACTTTTTTACATTACGTAGATGCTGAAGGTAAAAACACAGAACATTACATGGATAAAAGAAAATATTGGGGATGTAAAAGATGATATTTGATCAAAAAAAAGATGGTTCTTGCGAAATACTTTTTTCCGAAGAAGAAATTAAAATAATTAAAAAATATAAAAAACTTTATTTAACACAAGAATTTCTAAGACATTTTTCTAATAATTTAGTTAATATAACTGTAGAATTTAATAAAAAATTTGATGAAAAAACAAAAAAATTACTTACTACAGGACATGAAATAATAACTAACAAACCAAAAAAATGATACATCAATTTAATGTAACAGATGACATCTATAATAAATTAATTAAATATTCAAAAGATAAATCATTTGAATATAATCACAGATTAGCAGGAAACCTAAGAAATGAATTTAATTTAATGAAATATTCAAGTGAAATACAACCCTTTATTTTAAAAGAACTTAACCAAATTAAACCTTTAATGGATTATTTTAAAAATTTAAGGGTTTTACATCCTAAAGATTTACCGCTTACCTTGAGTGATTTGTGGGTAAATCATCAAAAAAAATATGAATTTAATCCTTTTCATAATCACACTAGTGTGTTTAGTTTTATTATATTTTTAAAAATACCTTACACTAATGAAGAACAAGCTTTAATATCACCAGGAAAAAAATCAAATAATGACAAAGCAGGTAAACTATGTTTTTATTATTTAGATCAAAACGTAGATGGTGGAATAAATGAATTAACTTTACCAATTGATAAAAAATGGGAAAGAGTAGGGTTAATTTTTAAATCTAATCTTAACCATGTTGTTTGGCCATTTTATAGTGATGGTGTAAGAATAACTGTATCAGGAAATTTATTAATGGATTCATCTAATGCTTGATGAGATATTTGATTTACCTATTCCTCACAGAATAAATGAAAAAATTATAAATTATTTAGGGGAAAAGTCTTGGAATTTTGTTAATGATGCTGATAGAAAATATAAAGATTCTTTTTACAATATTATATCAAATCCCATGCTAAAAGATGCGGGGCAAGCAGTTGTTTCTTACAGTAAATATGGTGATTATAAAAATGATAATATATTAAATTTTTTTGGAGATCATATTTTTTATTTAATACAAGAAAAGTCTAATTTTAAAGTAAAAGATGTATCAAGATTTTATTGGAATTTATATACACCACAATCAGTATGCCAAGAACATATGGATGAAAATCATATAGGTAGATTTATATCAGCTGTATATAACCTACATACTAATGACGGTGGAACTCAAATAGAAAATCAATTTGTTGAATCTAAAGAAAGTCAAGTCGTTTTGTTTAAAAGTGAAAAAAAACACAAAGCAATTAGCTCTAAAACAAGTAATTTTAGATTGAGTTTAAACATAGTAATGGAACTTTAATTAAGACGTTTTAAAAGACTTATATTGGCTCTTTCCTTCTTTATTTATTTAATATATAAGATAAATTAGATATATAAGGATTTAATATGCTACAAAAGATAGGTTTCCAGCCAGGTATAAATAAACAAATTTCAGAAACTACAGCTGAAGGTCAGTGGGTAGACTGCGATAATGTTAGATTTAGATACGGAACACCTGAAAAAATAGGTGGTTGGAAGCAGTTAGGTACAGACAGTTTAACAGGAGCCGCAAGAGGTCTTCATCATTTTGTAAATAGTCTAGGTAGAAAGTATGCTATTATAGGGACTAACTCTATTTTATATGCTTATTCAGGTGGTGTATTTTATGACATACATCCTATCAAATCAACAACCACACTTACAAATGCTTTTAGCACGACCAATGGATCACCCATTGTTACCATAACTTACCCCTCAGCACACAATGTTCAAGAAAATGACATTCTTCTTTTAGATAATTTTACAACTATAACTAATTCAAATTTTAGTGCATCTGACTTTGATGATAAAAAATTTATGGTAACAAGTGTGCCATCAACTACAACTTTAACTATTACAATGCCTTCTAATGAAACAGGTAGTGGTGCAACAACATCTGGTGGTATTAGAGTTCAGCATTACTATCACATTGGACCAGCAGTGCAGGCAAAAGGTTTTGGTTATGGGTTAGGGTCTTGGGGTGGAGAAGATGCAGGAGCAGTAACAACAACTTTAGATGGTGCGATCAATGCTTCAGTCACTAGTATTACAGTAGCTGACGCTTCACAATTACCGGACTCAGGAACTAATTTTATTATAATAGACTCTGAAGAAATATCTTATACCGGTATTAGCACTAATACTTTAACAGGATGTACAAGAGGTGTAGCAGGAACAACAGCAGCCTCTCATAGTGATGGTGCAACAGTTACAAACTCGACTGACTATGTTGCGTGGGGTGAAGCAGCATCAGGAGATTTAGTCATTGAACCTGGTATGTGGTCTATAGATAATTTTGGAGATAAAGCTATTTGTTTAATACACAACAGTGCGTGTTTCGAATGGGACTCTTCGTTATCAAATGCAACAACAACAAGAGCAACAATTATATCAGGTGCACCAACAGCATCACGTCACATGGTTGTATCTACTCCTGATAGACACTTAGTATTTTACGGAACAGAAACAACAATAGGTGACCCGTTAACACAAGATGATATGTTTATTAGAATTTCAGACCAAGAAGATATTAACGTTTACATACCTGATGCAACCAATACAGCTAATACACAAAGATTGGCTGACGGATCACGGATCATGGGAGCTATAAGAGGTAGGGATGCAATTTATGTTTGGACCGACACAGCATTATTCACACAACGTTTTGTTGGACAACCTTTTACTTTTGCATTTGCACAGGTGGGAACTAACTGCGGACTTGTAGGACAAAATGCTTGTGTTGAAGTTGACGGTGCCGCGTATTGGATGTCAGAAAACGGTTTCTTTAGATTTGCTGGTAGATTAGAATCATTACCTTGTTTGGTTGAAGATTTTGTTTATGATGACATAAACTTAGATTCTGGAAATCAAATGATTTCTGCAGGGTTAAATAATTTGTTTGGTGAAGTAATGTGGTTTTATCCAACGTCTTCATCATCGGTTATAAACAGAATGGTTTCTTATAACTACTTTGATTCATCACCACAAAGACCTGTATGGACAAACGGAACTTTATCTAGAACTATGTGGAGAGACTCTGCTGTATTTGGAAATCCACATGCAACAGAGTATGATGCAGGTACAGATACATCGTTTGATGTTGTTGGAAATACAGAAGGTATAACGATTTATTATGAACACGAAATAGGTACTGATCAAAATAAAAATGGAACAATAACTGCAATTACTGCGAATATTTCATCTGGAGATTATGACATTACACAATCAAGATCATCTACCGGTCAGCAAACAGGGGTTGCAACATTTAAAGGAGATGGTGAATTTCTTATGAAGATAAGAAGATTTGTACCAGATTTTATAAGTCAAACAGGAACAACTAGAATTACATTACAATTAAAAAATTATCCAAATAGTTCACAATCAGGTTCGCCGTTAGGTCCATTTGATGTTACCTCATCAACTACAAAAGTAGACACACGTGCTAGAGCAAGAGCAGTAGCTATGAAAATAGAAAATACAGCAGTTAGTCAAAGCTGGAAACTAGGTACTTTTAGATTAGATGTACAACCAGACGGAAGAAGATAATGGCAAAGATTGTACAAGTAATTACTAGACCTGAATTAGAATACAACATACAAGTAGCAGAGGCTCAAGTAAGAGACCTTGATGCAATTGTAGAAAAATTAAACTCAACGTTTCAAGAAGAATTAAAAGATGAGATTGAAGCGTTTAACTTTTTTGTAAATTAATGGCTAATCAATATAAATTTGCAGGTATAGATAATAACACAACAGGAAGTGCATTGAGTCCTTTAGGATCTGGTAATCCTTTAGTTAGTGAAACTTATGTTATCAAATCTATACTAGTTACATCTGCCGGTACACCTAGTGTGACTGTTACAAACAACAGTATTACAACTATAAAATCAGCAGCTTTGACTGCTAATGTTACAACAGAATTATTAACTCAACCTTTAGTGGTTGAAGGCGGAAATAGTTTTACAGTACAATCAAGCACTTCTGACTCGTTTGATGTAGCTGTTAGCTATCTAAATATTAAAAGGGAGGTAACAACATAATGGAAGTATTAAAACCAGCAAAAGTAGAAACAACGTACAGACACAAGGAAACTGGAGAGCTTTTTAAGGAGAGAAAAGATTGGGAAGCTAAAGGTTATAAGCAAGAGGACATGGCTCAAGACGTAAATGTTATTATGCCAAGCCTTGATTTATTTGGAAAAACAAAATAGAATAGTAAAATGGCCATAACTAGATCACAAATAGCAAAACAATTATTAGCAAACGGAGGAC